TTAACTTCTCATGTTCAGAATTTCTGTTTTGTAACTGTTCGGTAATTCTTTGAATTTCAGATTCCAAATTTTGGATCTGTCTTCTACACCCAGAAATCTTAATGTTGTTTTGAGAAATGCCATGCGTTAATTTTGTAATCTCCTTAGATAGAGCAATGAATTGACGCTCTCGCTCTTCTTCCTCTTTAATTGCCTCCTCCAGTTCTTTATAACCAGATTGCAACTCCTTTGCTTTATTTTGAGCGTCCTTAATCCTATTTATTCTGAACTCTTCTTCAATCGACTGCGTGCATGTAGGGCATACCGAATTCTCATTGAAAAACTTATGTTCTTGTGTAATAGTCGATACCTTTTGAGAAATCTTACCCTTCATGTTATTAAGTTTTTTCAACTTATCACCAACGGAAACCAAAGACTCTTGTTCTTTTGTATATTGTACCAGATGAGATTCTACAATTACATTGGCATCAATATATTCACCAATTTCTTTGTCTAGATTGGCAATATTTTCTTTATTGGCATTTATATTGGCATTACCACGATTCTCAAGTTCTTCAATAAAGTTCTTTTGCATTTCAACTTTATCAACCAAAGAATCTTTCTTTAAATTAAGAAGTTTAATTTCATCTCTAGTCAACTTAATTCTATCTTTAATAATAGAATTCATAGAAGAAAAAACTTTGATGTCAAGAAGATCCTCAATAACTTCTCTTCGGTTTGCAGCAGACAATTGCATAAAGGGAACAAAAGTGCTGCTACCCAAAATAACAATTTGGGTGAATGATTTAAAATTCATTTTGATTACACTTTGCTCCAACCACTTTTGTTGGTCCAAAGATGCTGCTGCCTGGTCAAGCAACTTATCATCTCTCCAAATCTCAAATACATTGGGTTTTATTCCCCTAATGATTTTCCATTCAGTATTTCCAATAGTAAACTCAACTTCAACTACACATTCTTTTTCGTTTACTGAGTTTTTTAGTTGTGGTTTATTAATCTTCCTAAAAGGTTTTCCGAAAAGGGAGAATGTAAGTGCATCAAGAATTGTAGATTTACCAGATCCATTGTTTCCAATAATAAGATTAGTTCCACTTCCTTGAAGATTTACTTCATTAAAACTATTTCCGGTACTTAAAAAATTACGCCAACGAATCTTTTTGAAAGTTATCATTATCTTCAGGTGGAATTACAATATCATCTGGGGTTATTATAGTATAGAGATATCCATACATCTCGCAAGTTTTTAAAATCAAATTATCTTCCATTTCTATTACATGTATCTCTGGGTATCCAGATCCCTCAAGAAGAATAGCAAATCTTGTTGCATCATCTTCTTCTTCAAAGATGTAGAGTATTTTATCTCCATCTTCATCAGTTACTGAATATGCCCCTTCATCTTCTCTTCCAGAGATAGTTAAAATAAACATGTTAAACCATTTCGCAAGACTCCTGATAGATTTCTTTAAGAATATTCTTTATTTTATTTCTATCAAGATTTATTTCTGAATCGTCAACATATTTATTGAGAATAGTCAAAGTGTCTTCTGACTCATCCAACTCACAATCATTAGATTCTAAAATGTCAAAGGTTTCAACAATTTTTAGTTCGCTAATGTTTGATGCATACAACTTATCAATAAATTTATCAAACTTTCCAGGATCATCTTTTTTTCTTACAATGACCTTTACAATTTTATTTTCATACTCTCTCGTATCAAAAGTTTGATAGTTGTTGTTATTATAATAAATGTTGTAGAAAAGACGATTTGGATTATTGATAGGAGTATGTTCTAGTGTTTCCGTATCAAATATTGTAAATCCTCTATCGTCTTTTACATCACCCCAGAACATTTCATAAGGATTTCCTAGGTAGAATACTTTTCCGTCAGTCGATCGAGTGTGATAGTGGCCGCTAAAGACCTTGGAGAACTTCGCAAATAGTTTGCTTTCCAAACCATGCTCCATGACGATTTGTTTATTAACTCTAAATCCTGCGAGTTCAAGGTGCCCCATCGCACACTTGCTAGTTGTCTTTTCAATAAGTTTGAAAGTTTTTTCCTCATTTTCTTGATTAATCCAGGGTAAAAGTAAAATATCTAAACCACCAATATTAATTTCTGTTGGTTCACTATAAGTTTTAATGTTCTTATATTCTTTGAGCAAAAGATCTGGGGAGTTAATTCTGTTGCTATTTTTTAAAGCACAGTCATGATTCCCAGTAATTAAAGTTACATCATACTTAGAAAGAGGTTCTAATACAACTCTCTTTGTCCATTCTAGACCAGAAAGATCAATGGATTTCCTAGAATCAAATGCGTCACCCATATGAATAACAGTGGTAATCCCGTACTGTTCCAGCGTCGGGAAAAACACGTTTTTATAGAATAACTCAAAATAATCTTGGAATACCTTAGAAGACTTTCTAGCGCACCAATGGGTATCAGTAATGATTGCAACCTTCATTAACTTCTCAATTTGCTGTGAACATTATCCTTAATCTGATTATAGTCGGAATAGTTCTCTCCGTCAATCATGCTACCTTCGAAGACTTCACTATAACCACTCTTTTCTAAAATCTTATTCTTAATCTCAATTTGCTTCTTTTCCTTTTGGATTCTTCTCAAAAATGCGTAGTGAATAATTTGAGTAAAGTAGGCAAAAGGGTTCTGAGATTTTTCTGGGTTAAAGTTATGAATATACTGAACACAATTCTCAATACCGTCACAAATCATATCATCCTTAAACATGTAGTTTACAAAGTTTGGTTTGAATGATAAGTGAGTTGCAATCTTTAAAAAGCAATCCCCAATATAATTTGGAATTGGTGGTTTAGTGTCCCATCTAGTTCCTCTGTCATCCTTAGTGGGTTCTCTTCCATACTTCTTTATATAACTCACCTCAACATCATTACGGTAGTCGATTAAAGCAGAAAGAAATTCTTTATTATTCACATAGTGAATAGATCTTTTTCTTTTTGTCATTACGTGCGTAGTAATCATTTATATATCTATCATCGTATAAACATAATACCACCTTATTTGATTTTTGGCAAGTTGACAAGTATTCAAATTACCAGTAGAATATCTTTGTCAGGTTTGATAGGAACATTAAAGCTTAAAGATTCTAAGAGTTACTTTTAAAGATCTTTTCTAACATCTCTTTAGCTTCACTAATAGATCCTATATATCCCATCTTACGATTGATCTTAGATTCTACATTCTTAGTCTTTGTTGTTTGTCTGACATAAGACTTGTAAGCCATAATCATCTCTAAGTTATCAGTCTCAGATATTGTGATTATGTCATCAAGAGATACTATAAATGTATCATCACTTGCTGTCTTTAACCAAGGTTCTACTTTAAATCCAATTGATTTACTTCTTTCTTTAATTTCAGTTACAATCAGAGGATGAAGAAGTATCAAAAAAATACTATCTTCATCACATACTGATACCTTAGTAAACACCTCTTCTCCATTTTTAAATTTTATTGTTGCATAAAATTCTTCTTCAATTCCCATTTGATTGAATTTCCTTTCTTTTTTCCCACCATAATTTAATTGATTTACTTAGGTTATTCTTGTGCTCTTCACTTCTAGGAGATGACTTTCTATTTGGATATTTTATTCCTTTATGTCCTTCACTCATATTTTTTCTTGCTTGAGTAGTATGTTTCCTCCCAAGTTGTGCATTTCTCATTTTCTCTTTAGTTTTATCAGAATGAAATTTTCCTTTCATAGCATTACCACCAACTCCACCTTCTGACTTATTGTGAAGAATGCCTGTGTTTAAATCTTTTCTGCCAAGAATAGCAATCATATAAACTTCGTGTCTGAACGCATCCTCTTCTGTAAGATTTTGTTTTAGGAAAATCCTCCTATCTTTAGGTGGTGGATTAAATACTCTATTTGATTTTGAGTGAATGCGATTTCCTCTACCCTTACCAATATAGTAAGGTGTATTGTCTTCTCTCAAATATGCGTAAGTATAATAATCGTTCATTTTCTTACTTTAAATTGATTGGTATTATTTCGTAATTAAAATTTTCTTCGTTATATGTTTTAATTCTTTCTATAAAATGGTTGAGGGTATAATTTTTGAATGACTTAAATGTCAGATCGTCTGCTACATCATATAAGACTGCCTTATTTTTATTTTTTGACTTTCTTAGAACTCTTCCAATACTTTGCAGATTTCTAATCCTAGATTTACTTGGAGATGAAAAAATTACATTATGTAGATTTCTTATATTTACACCTGTGCTCATTGTTCCATAAGAAGCAACAATCACAGCATTATTTTCTCTTTCAGTTATTTCTCTTACTTTCTCCCTTTCGTCAACACCAACTCCACCATGAATAAAGAAAACCTTTCTGTTTCCTGCATTATTATTTATCATGTCGTATAGAATCTTGCCATGAGTTTCTACTCTCGAAAAAAGAACCAAAGTATTTCCTTTCAGGTCTAAAACAAGATTTTTGATAAATTTATTTCTTCCTTCATTTCCAATTAAATATTGAACTTCATCTTCATAGGTTTCAAACTTTTTACTTCCATGCTTTAACAATAGACAAAAAATATCAAGAGTTGATATAATACCTTTCTCCATCAATTCAGATGTTCTAGTAACTTTATATGAAGGTCCAAACAATCCCTCAAGAACCCATTTATGAGTTTGAGTTCCATCAAGTGTTCCAGTAAATCCAAAACGATATTTTGTATTATGCAACTTAGACATAATATTAATTAATGACTTACTTTTAAAAAGGTGCGCCTCATCACCAATTACAACATCATAATTTTCAAAGAATGAACGATCTAATTTGTAAATGGATTGCCATGTAGTTACAGTGACTGGATGATTATTTTCCTTTTCTCTTCCTGCGTAAATTTTATAACAATACTTATCAGCATCCCACCCATAATCATTGAAATCATTTACCATTTGTTCTACAAGACTTGTTGTGGGAACAACAATCAAAGTTCTTAGTCCCTTTGCTTCAAAATATCTGACAATAGAATAAATCATTAAAGATTTACCTGATGCAGTTGGACTGATCAGCAACTTTCTATTATATCTCAGAGCATCATATACACACTCAATCTGATAACTTCTTGGTGCAAATGAGCATATGGAATTCATATAATCCTTAACACCTTCTAAGGATATATGTTCATTAATCTCAAATGGAAGACCATAATACTTATTGTTTACAAATTCGTAAGTATAATTATGCAGTTTAATTTTTTCTATAACTTTGTCTAGGAGACCAACATAGATTTCTCCTGTATGTACAGACAATAGTCTAATAGTTCCATCCCAATGCTTATTTCTTCTCTGAGGCATGAATTTTGCATTAGGAACCTCAAAAGTAAAATACTCTTGCAGTTCATACAAAATATGAGGTTCACATTCTAACTTGATGTAAACCTCATTTTTCTTATAAATTTTAATATCAGTCACATGGGTTCATGCTGCTACAACTATATATCACCCCAATCCAGACTGGAATCTCATATATTCCAAGGAATTCTTAATCTGATAACTCCTATTCTCAATCATTTTTATAATTCCTTCAAGATATTGCAATATGACATTATAATATTCTATCTTCATTGATATACTGGAAATGGAATTATCTCCTTCAATATATTTTTGTATCGTTTCTTTATCTCTAATCTTATATGGAAATGGATCCTCTGCATATACTTCTGCGGGGGATTTTCCCGTGTAATACTTATACCTATCTAAATTTATTTCCTTTCTTGTTTGCTCTGATTTTTTTCGTAAAAGAAAAGTTTTGTTATAAAGATCATGATATTTTGCATGAAGAATGGGAATTTTCAGAGACTCTAAATGTAGATTGTCAATATCTATTTTAGAATCTCTTTCCCACATTTCTTGCAAAGATTCCAAATCAATTGTCATAGTCTATTTCCTTTCATATCAGTTATATAGTATACAGTATACTTGAAAGATACTTCTGCTGTAAAGTATTCTGTGTCTGTTTCTTGAGCATTAAAATCCAAAGAACTCAATGCATAAGGAAACATATCTTCAAAGATAATTTTAAATTGTGGACTATAATTGCTGTTTAAAACTACAAGTGATCCATCTGAATAGATGTTCATCATCTTTGAGTTTCGATTGTCAATAGTTGGTGGTTCATTTTGCAAATCAAATATTTCTTTTAATGATTCTGGATATCCCAATCCACGAATCCATTTTTGAATTTGCATGTAGTTTTCCAAATTCTCATCAACCAAAAATCTCAATCTAAAATC